ACAAAGGAAACCGAAAAGACTTCCAAAAGCCAAAGCACTACGATGGACTCAGAGACTACCTCCAGCGACTCGGAGCAGAACTCGTCGAAGGACAAGAAGCCGATGATGCCATCGCCATCGAAGCCACGAAAGAGCAAGACAAATGCTGGATAGTCTCGATTGATAAAGATTTCGATCAGGTCAAAGGCTGGCACTATAACTTCGTTAAGAAGGAAAAGTACTATGTCACGGAAGAGGAAGGAATCCGTAGTTTCTACACTCAGATTCTGACCGGAGATCGAACAGACAATATCATCGGCATCAAAGGCATTGGCCCTGTCAAGGCTGAGAAGATCTTACAAGACTGTAAAACAGAAAGGGAACATTATGATGCTTGTGTTAAAGCGTATGATGGTAATATTGAGCGAGTTACCGAAAACGGTGTACTGTTATGGTTAAGACGCCATCCAGACCAGTTGTGGCTTCCTCCTTTACCCTCGCAGGATTCGACTGGACAGTCAGGCACGTTGAGGGACTTAGCGATTACGGAATCTGTGACCCCAGTAGTCAAGAAATCAGAATCAAAGCAGGAATGAATGAGCAAATGACTCAGCAGACCTTCTGTCACGAGTTAGTTCATGCAATTCTGTTTACGATGGGTAAGACCAACCATGATGAGGAATACACTGATGCTTTTGGGTCTTTGTTGCATCAGTATGAGAGGACTAAGGCATGAAGACTTCTAGTGCCAAAGCTAAAGGACGGAACCTACAGAAGTGGGCAGCAGCAAGGCTTCTAGAACACGCTCCAGAGCTTGAATTAGACGATATTAAGTCTACCTCTATGGGTGCTGGTGGGGAGGACGTAATGCTCTCTCCTGCGGCTCGTAAGATATATCCTTGGCAACTTGAGTGCAAGAGTTATGCTCGTATCGCCGTGTATGACTTTTACAACCAAGCCTGCTCACACGGAACTTATGAGCCTGTGGTATTCATTAAACAGAATCAGTGTAAGCCTCTTGTGGTCGTTGATGCTGATTATTTTGTAAGGAACTTCAGAAATGCAAGTACACCTAATACGTGAAAATGAAGACGGTTCAGCAGACTTTTCTTTTGACTTAACAAGCGAAGAAAGACAAAGTTTATTGTTGTACGGTATTATGCAGGCTTTAAAAGCCGCAGTTGAGGAAGGAATAAAATATGACCCAGGTGAACTTAGTGTGGGTGACACCACAAGCGGAGGAGAAGATAGCGTACATGGCGAGGGTAAGCAATCCAGCGAACCAGAACAACCCTCAGACGGCTTCAAAACTTCTCAAGTACTTGGTTAAGAACAAGCACTGGAGTCCATTTGAGATGGTCAATGTCTGCATGGAGATTGAAACCACCAGAGACATTGCTCGTCAAATCCTGAGACACCGGAGCTTCAGCTTCCAAGAGTTCAGCCAGCGTTATGCTACGGCAGAGGCTTTTGAGACTCGTGAGTGCCGTAAGCAGGACATGGTTAATCGCCAGAACAGTCTAGCCCTAGACATCTATGGCAACGAGAATGATCGTTACCTAGCCACTTGGTGGGACGGAGTGCAGCAGAGACTGACCAAGGAGGCTGAGTTTCTGTACGAGGCTGCTCTCAATAAAGGGATCGCTAAAGAGGTCGCACGAGCACTTCTGCCAGAAGGTCTTACAGGCTCTAAACTGTACATGAATGGAACCCTGCGTAGCTGGATTCATTATATTGACATTCGTTGCGATAAGGCAACACAGAAGGAGCATCGTGATGTAGCGGAACAATGTCGAGATATAATCTTTGAACATTTCCCTTCGCTTGAGGAGGTACTTAATGGAACTTGAAGACTATTTTCATCAGATTCAACAGGAGAAAAGCATGATTAAAAAAGACACCGTTGTTAGTTTTAGCATCGACCAAGATAATTCTGATCTGGAAGACTTTGCAGATAAGTATGTACAAATGCGTAATGCGTACTCCGGTCCTACTTGGATTGAGGTACTTGAGGACGTAATCAAGACGCTTGAATCTCATTATGGTTATGACATTAAAAGCAGAGTCTTTTATGCTGTTCCTTTTCCTATCTTTGACCACAATGTTTCCCCAGCCCCTGGGCGAGAATTAGATAGAAATATCTTTCTTGAACTGCTTGAACAGAATCCAGAGATTAACAATGGTGGTGTTCACAAGCCAACTGTCTATTCTCTTGAGGTTGAATCCGAAGAATGAGAATCCTTGTTATACCGGATTGTCAAGTCAAGCAAGGCGTTCCTCTGGAGCATCTTACTTGGGCTGGTCAGGCTATTACGGATTACCGGCCTGACGTTGTTGTTAACATCGGGGACTTTGCTGATATGCCTAGTCTGTCTTCCCACGATATTAAAGGCTCCAAGTACTTTGAAGGGCTTAGGTACAAGTCTGATATCGACGTTGCGAAGCAAGCTATGAAGATGCTGCTGAAGCCTCTCAAAGACCTCCAGGCTCGTCAGAAGAAGAACAAAGAGAAGGTATACAAGCCTCGGATGATTCTGACACTAGGTAACCACGAGAATCGCATTGATCGAGCTGTAAACAACAATCCCACCCTTGAAGGGTTGATCTCAACTAAGGACTTAGGCTATGAATCTGACTGGGAAGTTTATGGGTTCTTACATCCTGTTTTCATTAATGGTGTTGGTTTTAACCATTACTGGCCTGTCGGTGCTATGGGCAGACCTGCATCGTCTCCTGCTGCTATTATCAGCAAGCTACATATGTCGTGTATTGCTGGACACCAACAAGGCAAACAAGTCGCCTATGGTAAACGAGCTGATGGACGACCTATCACAGCTATTGTGGTTGGTAGTTATTATCTGCATGATGAGAGTTACATGGATCAGCTTAGTAACCGTCATTGGCGAGGTCTTCTCGTGATGAACGAGGTTGAAGACGGACACTTTGATGAAATGTTTTTGAGTATTGAATACTTGGAGAAGAAATATGGACGAATGGACACCAATGCCGGGAACGATACACGTAACAACTCGTGATGGAATTGAAGACTATATGAGATCACTAAATTTACCTGAGAAAGTGCCCCAAAAAGGTGCTAATGGTAAACAAATAGCAGGGAGTCACTATAGTGACAAAGAAATCCAGCCTTGGGACTTCATTTATGCAAATAACCTTGGCTATTTTGAGGGAAACTGTGTAAAATATGTGTCCCGTTGGAGAGACAAGGGCGGTATAGATGACCTCAAGAAAGCCATCCACTATCTTGAGAAGCTGATTGAATTAGAACAAGGAAAATAATGACCCCATACCAAACTTATATTGCAAAAAGCCGTTATAGCCGGTTTCTGGACGATAAAGGACGACGCGAACACTGGGAGGAGACAGTTACTCGATACTTTAACTTCATGGAAAAGCACCTCAAGGATAAGCATCAATATACGCTCAATCCTGCCCTTCGTCACGAGCTGGAACAGGCTGTGACTAACCTGGAAGTTATGCCTTCGATGCGGTCAATTATGACTGCTGGCGAGGCTCTGGAGCGCCAGAACATCGCTGGTTATAACTGCTCATATTTGCCCATTGATGATCCTAAAGCCTTTGACGAGGCTATGTACATCCTTTTGTGTGGCACAGGTGTTGGCTTTAGCGTGGAGCAGAAATATGTTAACAAACTACCAGAGATTCCTGAAAAGCTGTATGACAGCAATACTACTATTGTTGTTAAAGACTCCAAGGAAGGATGGGCAAAGGCTCTTCGACAGATTATTGCGCTCCTCTATGCTGGAGAAGTCCCAAAATGGGACATTTCCGCAGTTCGTCCTGCCGGTACACGCCTTAAAACCTTCGGTGGACGGGCAAGTGGACCAGAACCTCTGGTGGAGCTGTTTAAATATGTTATCGCCAAGTTCAAAGGAGCTGTGGGGCGTAAGCTACACACCATCGAGTGTCATGATATTCTCTGTAAGATCGGGGAAGTTGTCGTCGTGGGCGGAGTGCGCCGTAGTGCTATGATTTCCCTGTCTGACCTTGGTGATGACCGTATGGCTCACGCTAAGGCAGGCAACTGGTGGGACGGTAATGGTCAACGAGCTTTGGCTAACAACAGTGCCGTGTACGAAGTAAAACCTGACGTTGGTCAATTCATGCGTGAATGGTCTAACATCTATGAATCTCACTCTGGTGAGCGAGGAATCTTCAATCGTTATGCGTCAGAACTGCAAGCAGAAAAGAATGGTCGCCGTAGCTTGGGTAAAGAGTGGGGCACGAACCCTTGCAGCGAGATTATTCTTAGGCCTTATCAATTTTGCAATCTTTCTTCTGTTATTGTTCGTAACGGGGATGATATGGATCGACTTCGTAATAAGGTGCGCTTGGCAACGATTCTTGGAACTTTTCAATCGACGATGACCCACTTCCCGTACCTGCGGAAGATATGGCAGACCAACACTGAAGAAGAGCGTCTCTTGGGCGTATCTATGACTGGTATCTTGGATAATCCGTTGCTGAACAGCGCCTACGATCTGGATCTACCTAAGCGCCTTGAGGACTTGAAGAATGTTGCTATTGATACAAATGCTCGGATGGCTAACGATCTTGGCATCCCTGCTTCTGCCGCTATTACTTGTGTTAAACCAGAAGGCACTGTGTCTCAGCTCACAGGAACTGCTAGTGGTATCCATCCCCAGCATAGTCAGTATTACATTCGCCGTGTGCGTTCTGACAACAAAGACCCTCTGACCAACTTCCTGAAGTCTCAAGGGTTCCCGTCTGAGCCATGTGTGATGAAGCCTGATTCAACCACTGTGTTTAGCTTTCCTCAAAAGGTGGGTGAAGGGGCGGTGCTACGGGAGGATCTAAGCGCTATTGAGCACCTGGACCTCTGGTTGGTATTCCAGCGCCACTGGTGTGAGCATAAGCCTTCTGTGACCATCTCTGTGAACGAGAATGAGTGGCCTAAAGTCGGTGCTTGGACCTGGGATCACTTCGATGAGGTCACTGGCGTGTCTTACC